AGCGCTGGATCGTGCTTGGCACCGATGGGCGACATGTGTCCCTCGGGCGCAGCGAGCCGAGCGAGGCACAAGTGAAGGCTACCAGCGACACCCTTGCCGCGCAGGGGCTTTCCGGATGGCTGGTACGCATGCAAGGCGAATACTACAGCCGGCGGAAGGTAACGCTCGAACCCCTCCAGCGCATCGGCGTCGCGCATGATGCAGACTGGGAAGTGGCCCTAGCCGCATTCCACGCAGCGCGCCGCCGCGCCACACACTGAACCCTTACCAACGCGCGGCGGGAGGTCGCCGCTATGGCTGAACTGACACCTTCCACGCGCGAAGCCGCGCGACGCCTTGGCGTCAGCGACACCACCATGCACAAGGCTGAACGCTCCGGGCGCATCGCGCGTGAGCCGGATGGCCAATGGGACATCGCCAAGACGCGCGCCAGGCTGCTGGAAACCTCGGACCCGCAGCGTTCCACCCTTGCTGGCAGCGCGGCAGCCGAAGGCACGCCTTTCGCTCGTCTCAAGGTCGCGCAGCTTGCGCTGAAGGTCGAAGCCCAGCGCCTGGCGCTCGATGAAAGCAAAGGCCGGCTGCTCGACGTCGCAACCGCCAATGCGACGATTGATGAGATCGCCAGCACCATGCGCGACGCGCTGCTGAACTGGCCCGCGCGTGTCGCGGGCGTGATTGCCGCCGAACTCGGTGTTGAGCCCCACCTGCTGCAAACCATCCTGCAGCAGCATATCAATGAGCTTCTGACGGAGGCTTCCGATCGCTTCGACCCTCCAAGCATCGGCGGCGAGCGAGAGCCGCACGCGTGAACATGTGCGCCGCCGTGCCGGCGCCATGTTACGCCCACCGCCGCAACTCACTGTATCTGCCTGGGCGGAACAGCACCGCATCTTGGGCAGCCGTGCCTCGTCCGAACCTGGACCCTGGCGCACCAGCCGCACACCCTATCTGCGCGACATAATGGATGCGCTTTCCGCCATGCATCCGGCACGGCGGATCGTTTTGATGAAAGGAGCGCAGACCGGAGGTTCTGAGGCAGGCAATAATTGGCTTGGCTACATTCTGCATCACGTTCCCGCACCGATACTGGCGGTGCAGCCGACAGTGGAACTCGCCAAGCGTTTCTCCCGCCAACGCATCGATCCATTACTGGAGGAAACACCAGCGCTGCGGGAACGCGTGGCACCGGCCCGCGCGCGCGACAGCGGCAATACGATGCTGTCCAAGGAATTCCCGGGCGGCATTTTGGTGCTGACGGGCGCCAATAGCGCGGTCGGGCTGCGATCCATGCCGGCGCGTTTTCTGTTCCTGGATGAGGTGGACGCATATCCCGGCGATATCGAAGGCGAAGGCGATCCGATTGCATTGGCCGAAGCCCGGGCACGCACCTTCGGCTGGCGCAGGAAAGCCTTTCTGGTGTCAACGCCAACCATCGCTGGGCGCAGCCGGATTGAGCGGGAATATGCAGCATCCGATCAGCGGCGCTTTTTCCTGCCCTGTCCGCATTGCAACGCCATGCAATGGCTGAAATTTGAGCGCCTGATCTGGGAGAAGGGCGACCCGCGCAGCGTGCGCTATCATTGCGAGGAATGCGACACGCCGATTGAGGAACACCACAAGACCGCCATGCTCGCCGCTGGCGAATGGCGGCCGACGGCGGAAGCGGAGAACCCGCATACGATCGGCTTCCATATTTCGGCACTCTATTCGCCGGTCGGCTGGCTATCCTGGGAACAGATCGCCCGCGATTGGGAGGCAGCCCAGGGCAAGGCTGAGGATCTCAAAACCTTCCGCAACACGGTGCTGGGCGAGACCTGGCAGGATCGTGGTGAGGCGCCGGATTGGGAACGCCTGGTGGAACGGCGCGAGGATTTCCGGCTTGGTGTTGTGGCGCAGGACGCGCTGGTGCTGACGGCTGGCGTCGATGTGCAGGATGACCGACTGGAATGCGATATCTGGGCCTGGGCGGAGGGTTATTCCTCCTGGCTCGTCGATCACATTGTCATCGCCGGCAGCCCGCGCGAACGCGCGCCCTGGGATGCCTTGGCGGAATTACTGGCGCGCGATTGGCCGCGCGCTGGCGGTGGCGCGGTGCGCATTGCCAAGGCCTGCGTGGATACCGGTGGGCGCGATACGGCGGCGGTTTATGGCCATTTGCGCCGGCTGCGTGACCCGCGCATTGCGCCGACCAAGGGTGTGGATGGTTGGAACCGCGCGCAGCCGGTGCAGGGCCCGACGCCCGTGGATGCGCTGGTGGATGGGCGAAAGCTGCGGCGCGGCTTGAAGCTTTGGACGGTGTCGGTTTCGACCTGGAAGGTTGATCTCTATCGCCGGCTTTGGCTCGGGCGCGGCGAGGCGGCGGAATTCCCGCCCGGCTGGGTGCATTTGCCGCAGGGGATTGAGGTTGAATGGGTCAAGCAGTTGGTGGCGGAGCAGCTGCATCAGATAAAAGACCGGCGCGGCTTTGTGCGGCAGGAATGGGCGAAGCTTCGGGACAGGAATGAGGCGCTGGATTGCGCGGTGCTGGCACGCGCGGCGCTGTGGCTGCTGGGCGCCGATCGGTATGGGGAGCGGTTTTGGCAGAGGCTACGCGAGGATATCGCGAATGCGCCGGTGGAAAGCCAAGCGGTAGAGACTGCCGTTCCGGTCGCGCCGCCGAACCCTGAACCAGCGCCAATGATGCGCCGGCCCGGCTGGCTGGCGCCGCGTGGCGGTTGGCTGCGCTGATTACTTTCGGGAGGAAATCATGAGTAACGGGGAACTCCACGCGCGCGAGCGCGAGGATCTGTCGCTGCATGTCGAGCGCTGCGCCGAGCGCTACACGGCGGTGCGTGCGGAGATCTGTGGCCTGCGCAAGCAGACACGCCGGATTGAGGGCGCGATCTGGGGCATCGTCGCGGTGCTGGTCGCGCTTGGTGCAGGCGGGGCGCAGATCCTGCCAATCCTGCGTGCGCTGGCGCGCGGCGCGGGCGGGTAAGACGACAACCGTATCGAACTAGCGAAGCGGGCCCCGGGGATTCTCGACAGAAAAACCCTAGTTTCCTAAGTCCAGGTACTGCCGTTCAACAATGTAGCCAATTTCTCGACGGACAAGGGCTCTTTTCCATCGTAGGAGGGAATGAGCTTCGAAAGATCAAGATACCTAAAACCGAAGATACCATTGGGAGAGATTTTCTTGGCATCAGTTTTGATAAACTCGTCAACTACATAAAAGCGATGCGCTTCAGTTTTCAGATCATAATAGGGGGTTTGCTCGATGGTCGCCTTAATCCGCTTCTCTCGATCTTCTGTGAGAACGCCGTATTCTGTTTCAAACGAGTGGCTACCATCCTGACAGGTTACAATCACAACCGCCTCAACCTGGCCCACGTGTGAGACCGTCTTCTGGCGATAAATTCCTATGAAGGGGTATCCTGCCTTTGAGCTTCTGCTCGGCGGTTCGTAGTAAACGCCCAGGCGTATGTTTTCCTCAAAAGAAGTACCGCAAGGAAAAATAACGAGCCACTTATGACGCTCATCTAGCAGATCTGCCTCGGAGAGATAGTCTTTGAAATCGTCGATAACATCCCGAAGATCTCTCTCGTAATCAGCGCACTGCGCTTCTAAACCTTGCAGCAATCGGGAAAATGTAAGAGCGGAGAACCTAATTCCTTTTGCCTGAGCAGTTTTCTTTAGCTGCTCCCCGAGAGATTCTGGGATAGGTTCTTTGGTCAAGGCAAAGAGAAAATTTTTACCGTTCGGCGCAGCATTCTGCGACATTGAATCCATATGCCGCTCTAGCTGATCAACATCTACCGTCCCTCCTCTTTTTGTTTCGATGACAATTCTGAGTGGTTGTTGTGATATCTCCGCATCTGGAACACCGGCCTCATTCTTGATTTGCTGTTCGAAATTTAGGCCGATTGAAAGTTCTGTTTCCAGAATTTCGCTGAATAGTCTTTCAATCTTGAAAGGCGAATGCTGGTAGAAATAGCGCAATGCCAATAGCGTATTGTTTGTCGCGTGATTTTCCGGTTGAGAAAATCGCTGGAAGTAGGAAACGCGTCTCGCCATGGTTTTTCTCTGAAGCGCTTATGGGCTTTGTCGGAATGACCGTAACATCGACGTCCTGTCCCTGGATAGGGCTGAATTAGGCAAGCAAAATGGAATCGAGCACCCTCGCCTGGGCGCTGGCGCAGCCTGCGGGCAGCCGTGCCGCCGTGCTTGTCGCGGCCTTCACTGGCGGCGTCACGCGCGTGACCTTCGAAGGCCG